ATGAATTTTGTTTATATATTGCAAAACAGAGAAGGCAGGCATTATATAGGCCAGACTGAAAATCTTGAAAAGAGGTTAGAGAGTCATAACTCAGGCTTAGTAACCAGCACAAAGAATAAAGGTCCATGGGAAATCATTGTATTTTTACAAGTCGAATCAAGGAGTGCAGCAGTCAAGCTCGAGAGCTATCTTAAGAGTTTAAAGAACTCCAGGAAAGCAATAGAGTATTTAGTAAAATTACAAAAGAAATGAAATCAGCAGGTCGTCCCGACGGGTCGGGAAGTCCCATTTCCAGCTCTCTAAATGCCTCTTTTTCGCAAGAATTAGAGGCTTTTTTGTTTTAAAGCCTTGCAAATAATCGAACAATAATGAAAATTGTCTGAACTATGTGGTTTCGTAAAAGTATTACCTTGATTAAAAAATGGCTAATGCCTGCCCGTGTTTGTTGGTACTCTGTTATCCACGGGCTGATGCACCGTGGCAATTTACACTAATTTGCGTTAATATTGGGTTAATTAGCACCGTTCTTTAGAGCGGTGGGAAATGGAACCACCCCAACCCCCTCAGGCTTTAGCCATTGAAAAGAATTATTGTCTGAACCATGATTTACCTGATTGGGGGATTACCTTGATTAAAAAATGGCTAAAGCCCGACCGTGCGTATCTTAGCTCTGTTATCCACGGGCTAAAGCACCGTGGCAATTTACACTAATTTGCTTTAGGGCGGTGGGAAATTAACCCTGAAGGGGTGTAACTATAGTAGATAATTATTATAGTATAACTAAAAATCCGATTTCGGATGACACTATAACTATAATGTCATTCCTTCGGGATTTTGAAAATGCTGCAATCTGTTTTTCTACTATTATGCCATCCTTTCAGGATTTACAAAAGCCAGCCTTTGGCAGGAGAACCGAATCAAGGTTCAGACTATTTATTTGACAATTTAATATATAAAACCTAACTTGTAATCAAAAATCAGGTAATTTACACAAACATTTGTTTATTTATTCCGGCTGCATTCATATGACTTTAAGAGCTAGGAACAACATCCTTTCTGCACAGGATTACAATCCTTTCGGTGAGGAGATTAGGAGCTATCCCAAAGGGACAAGTGTAAATGGTGGAGTGAATGATAAATACAAATTTACAGGCAAGGAACGTGACAAGGAAAGCGGACTGGATTATTTCTCCTGAATCGGATGGCTTACGCCAGGCGCAAGGTATTATGATAGTGAAATAGGAAGCCTGTCCCTTCGGGAGTGGCTGTCCGTTGATCCACTATCAGCTAAATAGTAAGTTTACCCGCCTATGGCGGGGCTGGTCTCCATACAACTATTGCATGAATAACCCGTTGGGTTTGGTTGATCCGGATGGAATGGCAACGACAAGTTTTGTAGATAAAGACGGAAACGAAAAAATAATAAATGATGGTTCCGATGCAAGATTTGTTGAAACTGGTAAGGGTACTGCAAAGCATTTTGAATTTGTAGGATTTGACCCTACTTTGGAGGGAAGTGCAAATATTAATTTAACTACTGTGGTTCAAGAAGCTCAAAATCTAAATGCTTCCAATCCGGCTCTCGTTCCTAATAATGGAATTACATATTGTAATTTTGCGACTCAGAATATAATGAAAACAGTGGAATCAACGCATTTATTCACTGGAGTATTAATTACAGGGATGGCAAATGAGATGCAAAATAAATTTAGTAAATCTCAGGCCTATTCAGAGGTTGATTATTCTACTGCCAAAGCTTATGCGGAGAATGGTGGTTTGTCTATTCATTCCTACTATAATAAAAATGGACATGGCCATGTTGGTACCTTTTCAGTAGGCCAAAATATTGCTAAAGGAGAGGTTGCAAATATTGGTGCCCACAACGGTTTTATGAATTTACATGGTCCTAGGGGTAAAGGTGTTTATAGTTCTAAAGCTCAAATTCAGTATTATATTTTAAGGAGATGAAATGGCTATTAGATTTATTGTATTCATTATCATAGTTTCTTCTAGTATACTGTATCCCCAGAAGTCACCATTCGAGGGGACTTGGCAATCTATGGACACATTGATTGCAGCAGGAATGAAAGATGTTTACCGCTTTTATTCTGATGGGACGTTTATTTTTGATTTTGGTGAATTTAACTATAATTCTTGCTTCAGTTCTATAATGGGCAAATATAAGATTGATTCAAAGTGTATTATTTTTGAAGTCGAAGAAACGAGTGAGTATATTAATCAAAAAGTTACATTCGGAGGAGATGCTGATTATAATTCTTGGTGCTCATCTAGCGGAAAATTAATAAGAAAAAAAATTAAAGTTATAGAATCTGATACTGTATCAGTTGAGGTTTCACAAGACAAAAAAACAATAAATATTGCTGGATTAGTATATTACAAAATATCAGATGACCCAAATGCTGAAAGGTCTCAATTCAGAATTCTGAAACATGTTACAAAGCCAAAATGAAGTAATGGAAATTATGAGTATTTGCGGAATAATGAGAAAGTATAAAGTAACTCGTCACGCTATTTGAGAATTTTTTTTCACGCTATTTGAGAAAATGGGAGTTATAGAAACTCCCTTTTTAGTTCATAATCGCCACCTGCAACTATTGCTTTAGTAGCAGTTTTGCCAATAAATACGTTCTTATCCTGCTTCATTATTTCGGCATTCTTTGCGCCGCTTTTTCTTACTTCCTGGCGCAATAAAACTATCTCTTTTATCAGCAAATTATTATTACTAATATCAGTATTTTTATAGTTATAGGAAAGTGATCTTTCCGTGTATAATTCGGTCTTAAATCTGTTGGTATTTATGGCCTCTAATATCGGTAAATATTTTTTGGTACTCTCGGCATTAACAATGAACTCTTCTCCGAGTTCATTCACCTTAATAATCTGTTGATCCCCGGGGATTTTTCCACCGCCGAAATACCCCTGCACTTCCTGCGCTTTTATTGCGGCCACCTCACCTGCACCCATCAAGCCTACAGTGCCGGCCAAGGCAATTCCTACCCAGGGCGGTTCAACTTTTAGCGCGTTCGTTACACCTGTGGCCGTATTCATTATGGCCTGTCCTACATCCATTGCCTGCTTGAACTTAAATTCACCTATACCCGCCTGTTTTTGCTTTTCCTGAATTTCATTATCTAAGTTTTCTTGCTTTGTGGCATATTCTTTTTTTATTCTGTCCTTTTGTTCTTCAGTAAATGCCCTGGAGAGCCTTTCGTCTTCTTCAGTGTCAAGCTGCTTTTTCCTTTTCTCTTTTTCAACTGACAATTCTTTTTTGGCCTTGTCCTGGGCTATTTTGTAGAAGGAGCCGGCGGCTTTGCTAAGATTACCCGCCATTTGGTTAAAGGTCTTATCCATATACTCGGCCATATCTGAAAGATCCGTTGTCCATTGGCGCGCAATCTGTTTATTGTCCTCAGTAATTTCTTTATTAACATCATTAAGCCTTTTCTGAAGCTCTTGTTTGTTTAATACTTCTTTTTCAGAATTACCGGTAATTAAGGAAATCTGCCTTTCAAGCTCTTCTTTCAGCTTAACATAATAATCTCTTTCCGCAGCAAGTTTTTTGGCTTTACTGTTTTCTTTTGACAGAACAAGCTGCTTGTCCAGTTCTATCTGATTTTCGTTTATCTTTGCCGAATTTTCTTTTGTTTTTTCGTTTTTCTCACGCGTTTCTTTCACTATATCTACATCAAGGTTTTTCAACAATTCAGCCTGATTTTTCGTGTCCTGAAGCTGTGTTGTATAGACCTTCTTTTTGTAGAGCAAAATATCTAAATCACTGCTGCCTTTGGCCTTCATCATCTTAGTTTGATAATCAAGGTCTTTTAAGACTTTAACATCTTGGTCAGCCTTTTCTTCAATCTCCTTTTCAGCGCTTTCCAGTTGTTTTTTTAGGCCGTTAATTTCCTTTTGTATTTTTACTGAAGCTTCAAGTGTCGTGGCATATTTTAGCTGCTCTTCATTGTTGGATATTTGGGCTTTTAACCGGGTTAAATATTCGCCGCCGGAATACTGCAAATCAAGATTCTGAAGCGAAGTAAAGATATTAAGTTTAGTGTTTTTTTCGTCCTGGCTAATTTTGGTATTGGACAGATCACCTTCCAGTTTGCTTTTAAGGTCATCAATAACTTTTTTTATTTTTTCCCGGTCTTTTACTTTACTTTCAAGCAGCTTGACAATATTAGAATATTGTGTTTCGCTTTCGGTACCGGCCTTAATAATTTTATCATAATCTTTAAAGCCCATACTCTTTGCAATGGCTTCTTCTTCAGACGGATCTTTTTTCTTTTTATCTGAAGGAGACAAGGCCTCGTCCATATTTTTTATAGACTTTTCATATTTTTTGTATCCGGCACTACCGACAGGAAGCATTTTTTGCTGATAAGTAAGATACTGTTTGAATGCTTCAGCTTCGCCAGGTATTAGGTCTTTTACAATAGACTTGGCCTGCGCTAATGTAATATTTTGGGCGTTGTATTTTTTAGTGAGCGTCTCAACTACGCCAATAGATTTTTCTGCCGTGGTTTTATAATTAAACTGTGCCGTTTGTAGGTCATTTAAGTGTTTTACTTCGTCTTGATACTCTTGCTGCTTTTTCTTATAATTTATACTTGTCCTATTATCATTGGGGAACCCATTGGCCCCAACTTTATAAGCATTCATATCTAACCAACCCTTAAGTTCTGCGACCTTCTCCTTCTGCTTATCAATTTCTTCAGAGCTTTTAGACATATAGTCAGCGAGTGAATCTTTTGCCGTATTTACATCTTTGAAATCAAATATATTTATGGCCGCCTGCAAATCACGAATATCCTTTGCGGCCTGCCGGGCTTTCTCAGCAGTAGTATCAATTTCACTGTTTACTTTCCGCATAGAAAAATATTGAACTACAGCCAAGAGTAAATTTATAGCAATCAAAACGCCTGAAGGCCCCATAATTGAGCCTACGAGCTGCGTTTTGAAGTCCTGACCAAGCGCCTTCGCAGTGCTCGAGGCCTGCATTAAACCGTTAATAACAACAGGAATATTATTACCGATACTTAATAATCCCATTCTGAAGTCAACAGCAAACATCGAAGCATCGCCGATTCCGTAACCTAACTGTGTCATGGCCATATTCAGGCTGCCGCTGCCGGCTGCTGCCTGGTTTTGCTGCATACCCATCATTTTAACGGCGGAATTCATATTGCCGATTGCAGAACTTACCTGCTTATATTCCGCGCCGCTTATCGCCAGAGTTGACTTTTGCCGGCTAAGAGCGTTCACTACTTCATTTATCTGTTTTTCAGACAGGTTATTTGTGCTGATAAACTCCATAACGGAACTTGTAGCTGTGGAAGTAGCATTATCAAGCGACAATAATTCAGCTGACAGTTTCTGTACTGCATCATTAATCGGCAACGTACCCGGAAGGTTTTGAGTAGTTGTTTTTAATTGATTGACAGCTGCGATAATCTCTGCTATGCCCGCATTAGTAAGTTTTAAGGATGCAAGCCCTGAAGTATTATCAATTTGGATTGGTAGTATTATAGGTTCCATAATATTATTATTTAATTTTTAAGATCATCAATGTTAACGGCTTCAACATCCATTAACTCATTTTTTATATTTATCTTTGCCGATGCAATAAAATATTGCTTTCCCCGGAATATCAGGTTGTTTGTTAAATTGTAATTTATAGTTATTGCACTTAACCTGTTTGTTGTATTTAGGACAGACCGCCTTTTGCCGTAGAAATTCATATATGAATTTGCTATTTCTTCAGCAAGGGCATCACATTCTTCTTGTGTGATATGACTTGCATCCGTAAAGACTTCAACTTCAATCGCATTTGTAGGCTTTATTTTAAGTCCGTCTTTTATTTTTTCATAGCTGCCCTTATAATCATAAGGAGTAAGGACGGTTACAGTAACAGCATCAATTATTTTATCCCAATAATAATTTATTGAGTGCTTTTGTAAATCGCCTTCACTAAGTATTCTTGTTGAAGGAACATTAGACTCATATAGAAGGCTTTTACTTTTAATACAAAATACCCCTGCGCTGTCAATATACAGATAGCACTGCATAGTATTTGCAAGGTACTTTAATACATCAAGTGGGTGCTTTTCCATTGGCATATCGTCAATCAGCTTAACCCAGTAATCCAGGGGAATTTGAAACAGGTTTGTATATGACTGAAAGACAATATCAGGCCAGTAATTCGTAATAAGGTTTTTAATCAACGATATTGCATTGAATGACTTAACAACGCCATTTTCCTTATAAGTAATTGGATTCGGCCCGTAAAATTCGTCTTTGTAATAATACAATTTTTTAGCTGTCGCGGTTGATAAATATGCTTCAGTATTCCCGTCAATATAATATGAACCGGATACATCATCTGATAAACCTGCGTATTGGCCCCATGTGTCATATTCACCAGGATATTCAGGATTTTCAGCCATATAAGTTCGTGTTATGAAAGCCAGTTTTCTATAATCGGCGCCGTCATATACTTCTAAAATCTGCCCTGTTGTAAATAAAGGAGTGCTCCCAAAGTTAACGTGCTGCCACTGAAGGAACTCACCAACTCTTACATAACGTTTTACAACTATCGCAAAATTCCCGCTGTTAAGCTGTATAGTAATTTGGTAGTATTCACTGTCGGCATAGTTCAAAGGCGGCAGATTAGGAAGTATTACGCCATTGCGCCCATTCTTAACTGAAATACGAGTTCTTGCCAGTCTGTTTTCCATCAACTTTAATGCGCTTATTTTATCAACAAGATCACATATTACAGTTTCTGCGTCAGTGAACTCAATGCTTTCAAAGTCAACAATCCCGGAAAACAAAGGGGCCCAAGTGCCGCTTATATTTATTTGTACAGTTCCTAAAATATATTTATTTGGCGCTGCCGTGCCCTCGATACGTGAAATGTTTGTCTCATTTAGTGTGGATAAAAGAGGTTCGTCTTTTATTACCAGTTCAATAGGCATTGAGTCATAAACTATAAGACCCGGCTGTCCTTTTTTATCGCTTTCAACTTTCTTTGTAACAACATCCGCAGATAAAAGCCGTACATCCGTTATTTCGTAAATAATTTCTTCAACGCTTAGGATTAATTTAATCATTGAAGATGCCCTTTGATATTATTGTAAATTCCATTGGAGTATTGGGTAAGAACTCACCTTCATTCAGTGTAATATCTTCAGTGTCAACAAAAAACTGATATGAAGAAGTAATAACGCCTTCATCTGTGCCGGCATTATTAGTAATACTAACCAGAGTTGCGGCCTCACCTTTCTGAAGACTCGTCAATAAGGAAAGGACGTTTGTATATTCGGGTTTGCTTATAACCTGCCACGATAAATCACAGCACAGCAAATAACCCTTTATTTTAACATCCTCCTGCCCGTTTACTCCTTCGTATTTGGTAGTTTTATAACGCCTGTAAATTTTCCATTTGGAAGGGCGCAGGGCAAAGGCTTTACTATTAGTGCTTATATTAAATGTCATCTTTTTTTGCCTGTTGGGATTTTATATACAAAAACCACAGCGCATCAGCATATTTCATCTTTCGCACTGTGGTTAAGTTAAAGAACTTTTGGTCACTTAATTCAAAAAGTATCGGTCTTATGTAATTGTCGGTACAGATTGCGGCGAAGCCGCTGGATCCTGAGCTGGAATCAAAAAGCTGGGGATAAGCACTTTCGAGAGAGTCCCGGACGTTAAAAAAAAACAAAAGACATCTTCAGCCATCGTATAAGGCATTTGCTTAAAAAGCGGCATATTATTGTCAGCTTCAGTTTTTGAGAATTCTTTACCTTTTTCTACAAGAAGACAGCTGATAAGTGTTGCCAGCTTCCCTTCAGACCTTATATGATTTAACATTTCGGATACGCTTTGTACAATTTTTGAAGCCTGCTTCATATCCCATTCGACAGCTTCTTCAAATAGCTTTTTTCTTGTATCTTTAAGAGCTTCGCTTACAAGCTCCATTTGCTCACAGGTAAGTTCATCAAACACAAACGTCTTATCTTTAATAATATATTCTTTCATTTTTTACCTTTTATTGAATTGGAAATAAAGGAGCCGCTTCATCTACACTCAAGATGCAGTCCCAGGTTATTTTGCTTTTGTTTTCTTTGCCATCGCCGCTTAAATCGCCGCTGGTAATTGGCTTAACACTACTAAACCAAATATCGTTGCCGGCCTTGTCTATAATCGTTAAAGATGTTTTAATATCATCTCTGGCTCTTATAGACATATTAACATATTCCTGATAAGCTTCATTGTCTGAAGGTAATGAGTTAAATTCACCTTTAACATCATACCCGGCAATAATACTACACCCAAATGAGTCACGGCCGGTTATAATTGGCTGAAGTGTTATTTTAACTTCGTTAACTGAATTAAAATCAATCTGGTATGGTACACCATTTATCTTATATGCAATTGAGCACCGGCACCTTCTAATGCAAACACGCCCTGGTTGGTTCATCTTTACCTCTTATGCTATGTTAATAGGTGAAGCTACCTTTGTGGCCAGATCTGCTGCGCGGGTAGTTGCAATTGTGTTTATAGATCCAATAAGAGCCGCACTGTCCAGTGAACTAAATTCTATCTGTTTTGTTTTTAGAGTAGAATTTTCTACTACAGTGTAAGTTACTTTAGTTATTTTTAATGAATTTAGTGCTCTGGCAGCATAATCATCATTAAATTCATCAATTGCCTCAGACTCTGCTTTTAAAGCCTGGTATTCAGCAAACGCAGTTTCAATTGCGTTCTGCTTTGTAGCAATAGTTTCAGTTGTAGTTGCCATTTGTTTTCTCTCCGCTATAATAAAAATGAAATGTTAAACAGATAATTCTTTGAACAACTCTGCTTTGGTTTCTGCTATCAAGGTATTTTTCAGAGTTAATTCTGTTACTTTCCCGGAACCAAATTTGTATTCGTCTTCTATTCTGATTTTCTGAGGTGCAAGGATAACGTGACTAAAAGGCGAAACCCTATTGTGAGCAAGGGTCAGGTCAATATTGTCAATCAAATCATCCTGGCTAATATTCCAAAATTTTGGATCAAGAAAGACAAGATCGACCTTTTGACTTTCAAAAATGTTTTTTACAGCCGGGTTAAGCTTTGTAAGAAGTTTAAGATCAACTTCGGATTTGTAGCTGAGAACAGTATTTTCATTATCGGTACTTGTTACAACTTCGTTTTCGGTTATCTTAAAACCGGAATCACTTTTGCAGATGCCTATGAGCTTTAGTTTGTCAGGGGCTATTTGCTGTGCTGGATTAGCATAGACCGCATCCATATCATCTGTTACGATTGCGACAAATGCATTTTGAGTATTGAAAACACCCATTTTATACCTCTATTGTTTGTGAATCTGAATAATATGCTGTTTTTAGCAGCTCTTTATATAAATTATTTATTATTTCCGCACCGGCTTCAATGCTTTCAACATTTACATCTATACAACTTTTTGACAAGGTAAACTCGTCAATATGCAGATCAACAGTAAACTTAATTTTATTATTGACAAATTCCGCCCTGTTGATAACTGCCGCTTTAGCCGGCCCGTAGATAGTAGTGAAATTTCCTTTCAGGCCCATTATATGTATATAAGCAAAATCATTTTCTTCTTCTGCGGCCTGGTCAATTGCTTTTTTAAGAGCAATATAATTTGCAAGTTCTTTACTTGCGGCGTAAAAGGTATTTGCTGCAACAGTAGCTGTTACAGGCGTACCGGAATAACCAGCCGGCGGATTTAATGTATAAGCCACTTCATCATTTCCTATTGTGACTACCGGGCTGTAAGGGTCAGCCGGGATAAGACCTTTATATGCTATGGCAGCCGGAACATTTATCCGTCCGTATCCGTTTTTTATATCCCAAGGCGATGTTGTTCTATTTGGTTCTGCCCGGGCAGTTGTCATTCTGGCCCTAAAACGGGCTTCCCACCAAGGACAATTAAGCGAGTCCTTAATTTTAAGAAGTTTGCCTAAAACAACACCGTTGCTGTAACTGGACATATCGTCAGTACCAAGGTCATCGGATAGATCTGAATCCCAAAATTCTAATCCCTTGCCATACGCGGTGTGGTTTTGCAGCTCCAAATCACCGGCCCCGGATGTAACAATCAGAGGGGGTTCTTCAGACTGAAATATGTTTAGCTCCGTAAAACTGTTCGCGCCCATTGGCAAGAAATACAATACCTTTGGATAAACAGCCTTAGCATCGTTAATAAAGTCTGCAACGCCGGCATAACTTCTTATTAAAGCGATAACATCGGGGTTGTTATTAATATACGCCTTAGCGTTATTATAGCCGTTTATAATTACAATCTGGTCTTCAATGCCGGCGCCATACGTTTGTACTATTGCATTTTTTATCGCAAGCCCGTGGGCGCCTGGATTGCCGGTATCATCGCTAATAACAATTCTTATCATTTTTTATGCTCCAATGGGCTGGCCGTCAGTCCAAATAGTCGTAACAGGGTTATAACCATTTGCACCGACAGCGGCTTTGAACTCGGCTTTTGATATGCTAAATTTTGCACCAGTTAGATTAGCGCCTACAAAATTAGCACCAGCAAGGCTTGCATTACTAAAATCAGCTTCTTTTAATATAGCATAGCGGAAACTCGCACTATCAAGGATTGCGCTATTAAACGCTACTACGTATGAATCTAAACAATCAAAGCTTGAAGATGTTAAATTTGCTTCCGGGAATCCACCAAACATGATTTTAGCTCCCAAGAACTGGGTACCTGCTCCTTCTATGGACTCAAAAGAAGTGAATGCTAAGCACGAATTACTAAAATTAGCGTTTGATAAAACACAGCCGACAAATGAACTACCATTCATGGTCACATTCTGGAAATTTCCTGCTCCTAATTTACAGCCATAAAAATATGCATTGATTGACGAACACTCAAATATTGAGGCCTCTAAATCGCATGCAATAAACATATTTGAAAAAATTTTATTCTTAATAAATTTAGCTCCTCGGGCTCTGTTTTCAGGATATTCCAGCCAGCTACTTTCATTAGCTTCTCCCCCAATTTCCCTTAGTTTATATGCTTTAGCTCTATCTCTAACTATAACAGCCATATCCAAGCCAATATCTGAAAGTCCTAATTTATCGTTGTTTGTATTAACCAGTGTAAATGCTTCATTACCAATAAATCCGTAAAGTTCTTCATTCGCGAAAATAGCACCACTTATATCACAATATGAGAAATCTATATCATCGGGTTGTGCGCCAACTATATACTTCCCATCAAATGCTTTGTTTATAGTCATTAACTTAATGTATTGATTAATTGTCAGCCCTTCGCTTATCGTCAATCCCGGGTAACATATAACTGTATAAACTTTATCTGCGCTTGCGTCTGTTATTCCGTCAATTACAGTCTTTAAGTCCATACCAGGATAACAGTGTATGACTCTGGAACTGCCAAGTATTTCAGTGGTAATATCCGTGTCAATAGTAACTACATCTGTAACAAGTGCGGCAATGCCAGCTTTCCGGGCACGCATATTTGTATCCGGGTTCTTCTTTAACGCTTTAACATTGGTTTCAAGGGTTGCAAAGAAGCTGTCGGCCGTAAACATATAATTGCCGGCTGCATTCTTACAGTGCCGGGCTGTATGGTTGCAGGCATCCTTATAAAGGCTGTCCAACATCCTTTTATTTATTATTAATGTGCCGTTCTGCGTTATTTTATTTAACATAGCGCTTTGTACATCGGCAACTTTGCTTAAAAACAAATCAACATTCATTTAGTCTTCTCCTTGCTAAGAGCTTTTTTTATTTTAATAAATGTATAGATCAATGAGCCCAGTAATGCAAGTATCTTTAATACCTGTTCTGTTACCGGCAACAGCCCTTCCAGCTCTCCAAAAACGGCGGTAAGGCTTAAACACCACATTAAAACAATATCAGCTATATTTTTAAAGTTATTCATACTATTTGAGAAAATAATAAATAAAAAAAGCACCGGATATTAATATTATTTTTATAATCGGTTTCCCGAATTTCTGAAAAGGGTCTGAGCTTTGCGTGCTTACGCGGAAAAAGTTTAATCCGCGCAGGATATTTAATAAGCCGTCATAACATACAAACCAAACCGAGCCAAGTAAAAGAAGCGTTGTATAAGTTTTTACGGCTTCTATACCATACCTGGTATATACAACATAGAAAAATGTTATTATTAGAGCTGCAAGCTGTGAAAGATGCCAGTATGCGCCGGCCCGGCCATTTAACAAACCGGGATTAAATCTTTCAACTTCCCGGAACCAGTTTTCCAGCGTTGTAAATATCAGCATCAACACAAAAAATATAAATAAGTCCATAATTCAACCAGTAAATAGTAATTAGTATTTAGTAATTAATTAAACGAATGGTTTTTTGAAATACATCCTGCCAAGGATAGCAAGCATTACGCCCGTACCGGCCCCAATTCCGATTAATCCAATCTTACTCAATATTGGATAAGGTTTTATTATTTCCTTAATAGCGGGTTTTGGAACCGGCACAGTATCTCTGATAGTTATAATTTGTGCAAGTGGCTTTGTGTCCAGGGCAATTTTTCTTAGTTTAGGATAAACTGTTGCTTTAGCTGAAGTATCTCCCTTATCTGTTATACGATAAGCAGTCCAGGGCAATTCAATAATATTATTTGTATCAGCTAAACCCAATATGTTGGTATTAGTATCTACCTTTCCATAAAGTGTATCGTGAATACCCGGCGTTGTAACAGTTACGGCCCTGTCTCTTACTAAGTTCTGCGGGGTTGAGCCACATCCCCAAAAACACACTGATAAAAATATCATAAGTATAAATAGTATAGCACTTCGCTTGTAACCATTAATAAAATTCATAATATTATTTCCTTTAATCAAATTGTTCATTGTTGTTTTTTAGCGGTAAATTTACCGGGAACATATCAGCTGGATTTTTACCTGAATACCAACCGATTAAACCTATGCTGACAGCTGTACAAATAAGTGACAGGATATTTACCCATTGCGGAACCGACAAACCAAAAGTATGTATGGTAAGTAAAAAAGCAGTTCCAATACCGCCCAATAAACCGCAGTAATTAGTTACTACATTTTTATGCCTGATTAGCCATTTTATCACTGCTTTATTCCTATTTCTTTTAGCCAATTTTTAACGTCAAAACTTGGGCAGGCTTTGCAAACGCCGGGTAAATCCCTATGGCCTAATATTACCGCTGCCGGGTGCAATGCGTGAAACATTTTAACGTAATCGGCCAGGGCTTCTTTTTGTTTTTCTGTTCTGGTATCTTTCGGCTTTCCGTTTTCATCAAGGCCGCCGACATAACATATATGCCTGCTGCAATAGTTGTATCCAACAGCGCCGTTAGTAAGTTCTGCCGGGGAAACAAGGTTATCTTCATCATAAGGCCTTAAATTAACCATTGTACCGTCAAGCAGGCAAAGTTCACTGTAACCGGGCCGTGACCAACCGCGCCCGCCCTGGCTTACAGGTTTAGTGTGATAATCAACAATCGCCTTAGCGCTTACATCAAGCCCCTCTTTAGTGGCTGTGCAATGTATTATCAAAAATTTTAATGTATTATTCATATTCGTTATTATCTGCCGGCCGTTTCCCGGATATAAAACAGCCGGCAGTTATCTATGGGGGTTGTTTTTATTACGCTGCTGCGTTTACTACAGCAAACTTTGTGTTCAATAATTTGTAACCGAAATGACTCAGTACATCAATGTTGTCCTGAAGGTTTACACCGTCCCAGGCCTGTTTTAATTCACAGAATCTTGAGAGAATAAAAGCAAGACCAGGGCCGTAAATACCAACAATGGCATCCTTGCCGCCAACCTGCGGTAAAAGGCCTGAAACAAAGAAGGTCATTCCCTGTACTTTTACGATACCGTTTTCCAACAGGTCACGGTTATAAGCAACTGCCTGTTTTACAACATCAATATCATAAAATTCATCTTCAAGGGCAGACGGTATAACAATTATACGGCCTTTGCGCGGCACCTTGTTGGTGTTGAATTTTTTGTTTAGCGCTGTGATGTCTTTCCAGGCTAATGTTGCACCTTTCCACTGAAGAACCTGGTCAGTGGCTACTGCTGTTTCAAGCACCTTGGTGTCAAAGTGCTGAATGAAAGAATTGTTTGCACCAGAAATGAAATCCTTCAATAGCTTTCCGTTTGTTTCAAACTGTGCAAGAATTTCATCTTTGATTGGCACGCTTGCTTTATCAAGCGGAACGTTTACCATTGAGGTATCGCCTTTTACACCTTTACGATCGGCAGAGTCACCGGCACTGCCGGCAGTCTTTACCACCAAATCTGGAAGGGCGGGTATATCAACACTTGATGCGTCTTCTTTTACCAGTCCGTCATAAGACCGGTTGCAAAGGTTGTAAATACCAAGTCCTTCAGTCAGCGCCGCAATAACGGCATCTGCTACGAGTTTTTTTGAATAGGGCATTTGTCACTCCATTTAACGTTTAATGGGAAATAATTAATTAAAAATCTCTGATTCCTGGCGCATCCTTTCTATGTCGGTATCAGAAAATTTGTTGGCCAGGGCTGGGTTGTCTAGAACATCTTTGTAGGTAATTTTCTTACCGTTATCATCAAAGAACTTGTTGCCGGTCTCAGGTATAATTGGTTTTATAACCGCCTGGGTAAGTTCCGGCTTAAATTTTGGAGCAGCAGCAGCTGGTGCAGCCTGTGATTCAATAAACTTTTTGCAGGCCCCGAAATCAGCTTCAGCAAATTTCTTTAATTCAATTGCCTGGTCTTTAGAAATCTTGCCGGCGGCTACCGCATCGGAAAGAAGCAGCTCATTACGTTCTTTCTTTAGTTCTTCTACAGCTGTTTCCATTTCAGAGTATTTTGCCAGTGAAATGTTAAGAGACTGAATTTTATCAGTCTGCGCAGCCATATCAGCTTTAAGCTGTGTTACTATGGTCAATGCGTTTTCCAAAATATCCTGGTCACTTGAAAAATCAGCTATGTTAATGCCGATTTTTTCCGCGAATGTTTTTACATCCATTTTATTATCCTCATAAATAGGTTTGTTGAAATTTATATTAATTTCTTCATTGAAGAAGAAAGTTGAGTTTCTCTCAGAAAACTGGATAGCCGGTAAGTTCTTAACCGCCGGGAATGGAACCAGTGAAACCGCCCGCAAATACATTCCTTTGTCTTCATACTCGGTTATTTCAACCGAAGGTTTTTTGTATTTACCTTCCCGGTTTAGTTCAAGAATATCCTGTGTCAGATTTGTGAAGGAACAAAGCAAATCTTTTCCCTGAAGCATAACTTTGTTTACAGCGCCATACACCGGGCCGGTCTCGGCGTGGTCTAATGTTAATGGTGCTTCAAAATATGCAGGGTCATAGTTTTTTACAACTTCCTGCAAGTCTTCAACACTTATGTTTCCCTGTGGGTATCTGCCGGCCGTAAAGACCTTATAAAATTTCTCGTTCATACAAATAAATTTTAGTTTATATACGCTTCAAAATTACTGTGCAATGGAAATTAAAGCAACAATAAAGTTGTTGGAATTGAGCAAAACAACTATTTAGCAATATTAAAATAGATAGGAAAAAGTATATTTGTATAGCAACTTTTTAAGGTGTATTGTGTTAAAAGAAATAATAACAAATATTGTAAACCGGGTAAAAACTTATTCGCCTGAATTGGTTATAAAATCATACAAGGGAGAGTTTGAACCTGAAGGTGAATGGAATCCGGTTTTCCCTTCCTGCTTTTACAGATTATCCAAATTTGGCAGCAGTGAAGCTACTACATCCGGTTCCATACTAAAATATTCCGGGGCCATTGAGTTTCTTGTAGGCACCAAAAGTACTGAAGAGCTTGAATGTGTTGATTTGTGCGAAAGTATTTTCAACACTCTTAACGGTTATCAGATACCGTTAAATGTACTACAGACCGTAGATATACAGAATGTGGTTATTGCTCCTTACGGATATGCACCGGGCGGAGTGGAAATATACAGCGTTACGCTTAAAATAGGTATGTAAAAAAGTGTTTTTGCAATGCACGAAAAAAGGAAAGCAAAAAACACCTTGTTTTCTTTTTTTGTACACTTTTTTTGACACGGTTTTTTCAAAATAGTGGTTTTTTGAGCTGAATTACAAATATTTCGTAAAATTTTCTGAAAAATAAATTCAAAAAGCCCTCTTTTTAGCTATAAAAAATTAAATCCGTTAAATAAGTTGCTACTTATTTAATGACCTATTAAAAAATAGCTTTTTTTCAAGCCGTAACTTATTAAAAATAAGTAAGTTGAATGGATTTAATAAAATTTACTGATTTGATATAAGTTAAACGGTTTATAAATAACAACTTAGTAATCTAAAATCGGCAAATATTTTCACGCTATTTGAGAAAAGTCAAAAAAAAGTTAAATCCGTTCAACTATTTTTTTGACTACTATTTACTCGTTGCCTCGTGAGAAATGCCCGTATAAGCGATTTATGGAGGTTTTTGGTTTGTAATATGTGATGCTTTTACCTGCTTTACCCCGGATAAGGAAATTAAAGCGTAAAAAACAGCATATTTTTTGTAAAAAAAAGTTTTTCATAAAAAGTAAATCAGGAAATAACAAAATGAAGAAAAAAGAGCCGGAATATTTTGAAAGTAAGACCATAAAGGTGTCAAATCCGCGCGAGCTTTACAATCTTTATACCGATGATTTTTCAAATCTGGAAAGCAGCCAGGTAAAAAACTATTTTGAAGCTGCCAGAAAAGGGCTTAACTTCTGGAAGTCACTACTCTTTGAAGAAATCAAACGCCGCGATCTGCATATTGGCGGGGTATGCTTAACGCGTAAAATCAGCATCTGCGGTAAGAGCTATTCCATAAAATTCGAAGAAGACTCACCTGTACCTGAAGCACAGCAAAAAGAGATTATTGCTTTTGTTAAAAAGAATCTGAAGAATATACACTTTACAAACTTATTAACCGACTGCATAGAAGCACAATTGCAGGGCGTTAGTTTGTTTGAAATAATATATAAAGTTGTTGGCGATAAACTGGAATTAAAAGATGTCCGGCTTATTCCGAATCACTTAGTTTGTTATGACGACCAACAGGACATATATAAATTTCTTGATATTGCCCAGGCAGGTGCATTTACACTTAGGACTGCAAGCAGCGCATCTAATCAGGACAGAGTTGATTTATCCCGGCTTCCATTAATCGAACTTGACCAGGAGAATAAATTACTGGAAGTACACAGCTTTGACGGCAATGAGCAAAACGGCTTTTTGAACGGAGCAATTGACGGCCTTATTTGGGCATACCTTTTCAAAAACTATGGTGTTAAAGATTTTGCTTCTTATGTGGAAAAATTTGCAAGCCCGTCAGTGTTGGGAAAGTATGACCCGTTAATGAATCCGCAAGACCGGAATACACTATTTAACGCTGTCAAAAACTTTGGTAAAAACTTCTTTGCCATTATCCCAAATAGCGCGGAGATTGAATTCCCCGGCGATCAGGCAAAAGGAGATTCAAGCCAGTTGTTCAAAACTTTCATTGATTACCTTGACAGCGCTATTAGTGTCAGGGTGCTTGGTCAGGATATGACCACCAAGCAAGGCCAGGCGGGAAGTTTTGCCAAGGCGAAAGTTGGCGATATGGTACGGGCCGACTTTGCTCTTGCAGATATGCTACTTGTTAAAGAAAGTGTAAACACGCTTATTAAAAAGCTTCTTGACCTAAATTATGATAATCTTGAAGATTATCCGGGTATTGTATATGAGGAAGAGGTTGATGACAATAACCTGCTTATAAAATGTAAAATTCTTATCTGCCTTAAAGAGCTGGGGTATGAGCCGGAACAAGAAGAACTTGAAAGCCTGGCAAAGATGAAGCTTGTTAAAATTACCGATACCAAGGCAACTATTAAAAATGCCCTGGCCGCTTACCTTAAGGATAAGAAGTTCACTGATTCTTCAACCGGTGAGTTTGTTCCTGAATCCGAAATAGATCCTTACCTGGCTGAAATATTCAAGGAGGTAGAAGATGTACAGCAATAAAGAATATTTTCTTACTAAGATTGACCTGGAAACATTAAACACTTTAACTAATAGTGTTGATGACAACCTTAATAGCGCCATTTCTTCAGCTGACAGTTTAATAAACGGTTATATCGGCTCGGCCGTTAAGTTACCCCTTACACCGGTGCCGGATATACTTAAACAGGTCTCCTATGATATTGCAGTTTTCCACCTTCACGACAGAATCCAGTACAAGGACATCCCGGAACGTATCCGGGATAAATATGATGCAGCTCTAAATTATCTTAAAGATGTTGCAGCCGGTAAGGTAATTATTGACGGTGTACAGGCAGAACAGGCTGAAGGACAAATACAATACGGCAGTGACGGATGCCTTTTTGACAGAGGTGTATTTTGAATTTGTTCCTGTATAAATATATAGGTTCTAAGCTCTATGCGGAAATCGTAAAGGGCTATATTAAAGGGCAGGATGCAGTTATAAAGCATAACAAAAAAAACATTCTCGGCTTTAGTGAACCTAATCCTCTATTTGACCGCAGTTATACCGGCATAGATAACGAAGTATTAAAGAACTTTCAGGTTGAAGCCTTTACCGTTGCGTCTGTTAAAAGTTATGAGCTTGAAGAAAAGCTGAAAGCCCTGGCTCTTGAAATACTTTCCGGCAAACACAAATATCTAATTGATAACCCGGAAAGCGATAGATACTCATTGTTTCAAGACGAAGCCTATAATATTCTGGCTGATTATATACCCGTACAGAATATGCCGTCTCCTTCAGACCTTAAGACCAACTTAAGGACTGCTGCAACTTCAGCTTATCACGCTGCGGAATGGATAAAGCTGCAAAAGCTCCAGGACATTTACCCGGCTTATATGTATTGTACGCGCCGGGATAACCGGGTGCGTGAAGCTCACGCCCTGCTTGACGGCTCTGTATATTATGCAAGTGACCCTGTCTGGCTTGTTATATGGCCGCCTAATGATTGGAATTGCCGTTGTTATATTAAACCTCTTTCAGCTGAAGAGCTGAAAGCAATTAACCCGGAACAAATACATTCACTTGATGATGCTTCAGTTGATGCACTGTTAAAACGCGGTATCATTGCCAAGGATTTTCAGCGCAACAGCGGAGAAGCAAAAAGCATCTGGGGTAAATGGATTAAACAGCAGTTCAATATTGCTGATTATTATAAGGAGTTTAAGAATACTTTTAATTACGCATATAGCGTAAACGCTTATCAAAGTAAAGGATTGATTGATAAGATACTTGAAAGCAATTCCATTAAATTGCCTGAAAAGGAATTGACGCCGGAAAACTGGGAAAATGAGTTTCCCAATAATGAAGTTAATACTCCTTTTGGTAAAGGAAAACTTGTTGCTACAAGAGAATATTTAAGCCAGTATGAAAAGATGCTTTTGAAAGAAGACGGCAGGGCTAATTACTTTGGTGCAATGAAACCTACTCTTGAAGACCCGGCAATAATAATAAAAGACAGCAAGGGCGCGCTTTTGTTTTTCCGCAGTTTTAAGACTGAAGGAGATGATATTATATTTATGAGTGTTGGTTATGATAAAGGGAATATAATAAATATTGCAAGCTGTCACAGGCGGAGAATTCAAAAAATAATGAATGGGATTAAGGAAGATGAAGTGTTACACTTTTCTGCTTCGGCCCTGGTAGCCTTCGCCGAGACCCCAGGGAAACACTCCACCGTTGGCGGCAACCTACTTAATCCTGATGCAAATATAAGAAAATTTTCACGCAAAGCAAATGACCCAAACGAAACCTGGGGCTTTAAGAATTTTACATCCGGGGAAATTATTATTACAAAAATATTTTTTAACCTTGACGGTGTAACTGCAATTGACGGCCTTACCGGGGATAAGTCTAAGGCCGGTTATGCAGAGCTTGACAGTTTACGGAAAGGAGTATTTTTATATGACGGAACAAGACGTAAAAAATCTGCTGTTACAGCAGATTAACAGCCTTTTGGTTAAAAAGCTTAGAATTGTAGAAGCTGAAGCAAAAAGAAGCATACAACGCAATTTTGAAGAAGGCGGCCGGCCAAAGTGGATACCTTCCAAAAAGAAGGGGAAACTGCGCGGAACAAAAACCCTTGTTGTAACTGGTGCACTATCTGAAATTTCTTCTACTATTGATGATGATAAACTGCTGGTAACACTTTTCACAAGTCCTAAATCTTCAGCTTATGCCAGGGCGCAGCAGGAAGGCGCTACAATCAATATGCCCGGGCGGAATATCCGCTTTAGGTCTAAGCACTACAAGGACGGCAGTGTAAGAACAGTTTTTGCCGGCAGAAAACATAAAAAGACTTTTGAAAAAGCTGTCAAGCCTTACGTTATTGTTATTCCTGCAAGGCCGTTTATGGTTATACCGCCTGAAGACCTGCAAAATATTATTGAAAGGATAAATCAATGAAATATCGCGGTAATCAATATGAGTTGGATATCAAAAAATTAAAGAGCTTAAAAATTAGGGATAAAGCCGCCTACAAAGCTTTTATGATAACCGTTTGCAACGAACATAGTGTTTCTGAAAAGACCGTTTACCGTGATATGTGTAAACGGGTTCCGGGCCTGCGTAAAACACGCAAAGACCAGGGTAAGGATAAAACACCGGTTAAGGCCAAAGAACTGGCCATTGCCGGCGAACTGCTTTCAGCTGGCCATAATATAAAAAAAACAAAAGAGGTACTAATGGCAAAGACCGGCAAAAAAGTATCCGGGCGCAAAATAACTAAGATTATTGATAAGGTTAAAGCTGCGCCTGTTACTGATAATGTTAAATCTGTTTTCGGTAAAAACATCCGGGAATTCCTGGAACAATTTTTTGAATATGATTTAATTGCACCTGACAAGGGAATTAAATTAAAATATAATAATTTCTCATTTACCGTGAATAAAGAGGATATAAATGATATTATTATGATAATATCCAACGCGTACAACCGGGAACAGTTTTCAAATAATAATAAATTGTCTCTCGACCGTGACGAGTTGCGGGAACATATGATACTTCAGCTAATGGAAAAACAAATTTCATTGGCCAAGGAGTCCGGGGATCTGAAGGCGTGTGAAGCTTTAACACGTATGCACGACAGAATGAAGGTTGATGTTGAAACCTCTGCCGATTTCAAAGTGCTTCAAAAAATTGTACGTGAACTTAAGCCGGCCATTACTACAAGCGAACTTGTTTCTTTAATTAAAAAACATACGACGGTTGAAGAATGAGAAAGAAACTGACACTTTTGGAACAGGCACTGATTGAGGAAAGGAAAGAAAAGTTCCTTCAGTCCAAAAAACTAACGGGCAAAAGCTTACTTATAAGCTTAAATACACTGCTGCCCAACTATAAGCCTAATGATAACCAGAAAGCCTTCCACAACAGCCAGGCGCGTGAAAAAGGTCTAAAGGGCGGGTACGGCAGCGGTAAGACCTATGCTTATGCAGCAGAGGCAATACATATGGCTTTTATCAACCGTCCGCATCCGGTTTTATCGGTATCGCAAAGTTTTGATAATGCAGTGGATACTGTAGTTGAAAAGCTTATGCTTCTTTGCGATGAGAACAATATTGAATATGACTGGGTTGAAAGCAAGGGTCTATTCCGGCTTGTATTCGGTACTTCGCAAAAGGATATTGCCCGGATATGGATTAGGGGAAGTGACAAGCCTAAATATCTTAAGGGCCCGACAGTGGCAGCCGCCGGAATGGACGAACCCTTTGTTCAAAGTAGTGAGGCCCACGATGTTGTAATATCCCGTATAAGGGAGCCCAGAGCTGCGCGTCAGCAGTTCTTTTGGTCTGGAACCCCGGAACCCGAAACAATGGAATGGGGAGAGGAATATTTTGAAAAAGATTCTAATACTAAGGATTTGTTTACCACAACCTTAAGTACTTATGATAATACTTACCTCCCTAAAGCATTTATCCGCGACCTTGAAAACAAGTTTGATGCTGCAACCCGTGAAGTATATATGAAGGGTAAATATCGAATTTTAACCGGCACTAAATTATATCACAGGTTTGATGATAACTGCAAGGCCGAAAGCTTAAGTATTGATATGGGCTTTAGTGAGCTTATATTGAGCTTTGATTTTAACGTTGATCCGATGTGTGCGGTCTTAATCGGCTTGAAGGGCTTGGTATATACTGAAATAAAAGATTTTAAGGTGCACAACTCCAATACTGCCGAGGTTGCACAGTTGGCAGCTGTTTACATAAACAGCTATATTGATAAATACAATTTTGGTAAAAGCATTATTATTACCGGCGATGCTTCAGGTAAAAGACGGGATACACGCAGCGCACAATCTGATTATGATATTATCCGTGATTTGTTCCTGGACTGCAACATACCTTATTGCTTTTGCCTTCCAACTGAAAACCCGGCTGTTAGAGACAGGGTCAATTATGTAAACAAGCAGTTTGAAAAGGGATGCTTTCTAATTTCAACTGAATGTAAGGAAAGCATAAAAGACCGTGAACTTGTTATTTGGAAAAAAGGAGCGGACGGCTTTTTTGTTGATAAGAGCAAGGGAGACAGAACTCACTTAAGCGATGCCGGGGATTATGCCTTGTGGAATACTAAACCTTTGCTGTACAGCGCGGAGGGAGAAGAGGCCTTCGGGACGGCTCAAAGGCCTTCAAGATATTAATTTGCATCGTCAAATAAATCCGGGGTCTTGATATTTATATCTATATCCCGGTTGTACTCGTACAAGGTTTCATTTGTACTGAATACTTGTTTACATTCTTTACAGTATATGTATCTGATACGGCAGGTTTTATGAATTATGGTTTTTATTACCTGCTGTATTTTTTCGCCGGTAAAGGTTGGTGATTCTGTTTTGCAATATGGGCAAATCATTTCTTAACCCTCCTTAATTATTAGCTGCTTCTTTTTCGTACTCTTTTTTAACTATCTTTTTTTGCAGGATAACTGAAGTATGTTTGCAGATACTTGCAAACTCGCGGATCTTCCCGGCTCTGGCTTTATTTATAGCCACATCGCACATTTCAAGAAATTCCGGTGTGGTAAACAACTCGGTTAAATTATCTTCAAATCCTACTAAGCCGCTTATCCGTTCAAGCATACCTTCGCCTGGATCTAATTTACCTGAAACGGCCATTGATACATACGCCGGGCTTTTACCTATTATTTTTGCTACGTCTTTGTTTTTCATAATGTAAGAATGTTAGTAGTAAATGTTAATTATTTGATTGTTTATTTATAACGATTCAATTTGTTGTTTAGCATCTTGTATAGTAAGAAAAATATTTATAGGCTTAGGGTCAATTTCTCTGTTTAGACTGTCTAAGCAGTCCTGCATTGCTTGCGAGGTAAATGCACTTTGCATAATAAATATCTTGCTTGGGTTATCCCTAGCCATATCAATAATATCATTGCAGTAATCCCACATAAAAGAATTGCCCATTGAAGAACCACCCCCATCAAATAACAATATATCATAATCTTGAACATTGGGAGGTAATTCAACTTGCTTAAAACTGAAACTATTAAATGTTATTGCCATTTTCTCAAATTCATTTTTAATTGAATCCAAATTATCAAAATCATCATTTATAGGGTCACAGAAAAATATTACTCTAATCATTTCATTTCTCCTTTGCTATTATATATTGTTAATGTTTAACTGTGTAATAATTATAAACCACCCGGCCCTTAGTGAATATTTTCTTTACATCAATAAAATAACCTTCGCGGTTTATTCTTTTTACAATCTGGTGAACTCTTGTCTTTTCAAATCCGGTTTCATTGCTTACTTCGCTGTCAGTACAAACCTCAAGTTTTTTAATGGCATTAAATACTATGCGTTTATCCTGTAATAGTTCTTCTTTAGCTGGATTATCCATTGTTGCCTCCATAAATATTGGTGCACCTTTACCCGGTGCACCGGTTAGTTGTTTAGTGATTATGATTCGTTTAGGTCAATATAGAACTGGTCTTCTTTTTCAACACTAACACCCAGGTTTGTAAGCTGCCCTTTGCTTACTTCTTCTTTTTCAAATGAAGTCATAAGAGCATCTTTGTCAACTTCAACTTTTTCACGAATAAATTTACCCGGGAATGACTCTTTAATATTTTTAAGAACATCCTTCCAGGTTATCTTTTTAAGCAGAACAAATTTGCCGTTCCTTTTCTGTAACCGATTGTACCAAATGTAAGTTTTTTAGACCTTACCTGCTCAAAGTCAATTTTGTTCAATTTACAGAAATCAGCAACGTCTTCTTCAAGCCGTTTAATCTGCTTTTGAGCTTCAGAAGTATTTTTCTCAAATTTGTTACGTGCGGCAGTAATTACTTTATTCAGAATGGTTTCGTGCTTTTTAATTACTGTTTTGGCATCAATCATTTCCATTAATGCCTGGTTAGCGTCTTCATAACTTTTAACCATTAGTTACTCCTTTTGATATTGTAAGTTTTGGGCCGGGCTTAACCGGCCCCGTTATTTAATTAAGTGTTATTACCTGTTTAATCTCTTTTTCCCTTTGTTCTTCAGGCAGAAATAAACTTAAAAGCATAAGTTTGTAGTAATCCTCCGGCCTGCGCCCTGCTGAATAAATGGCCTTTACTATTGTGTAATACATCCGGCAGCAGGTTTCTGTATTGTATCCGGGATATGCGGCTCTTGCTTCATCTACAACAGCATCAAGCCATACTTCTTTATTTTGTGTTTTCGGTTTAGCCATTGTCTTTATCATTTGATGATAAATAAACGCCCTGAAGACGTTCAATTTCGCAACAGATTAAAGCACCGGCCCTTGCAAGATCCATTATCCGGTCAATTACAACCTGCCCGGAATGGGTCTGGACTTGGAAGCACCTATCACAGTCTTTAGTCACTAATTTGCTGCTCAATTCCAACCGGGTTTTTTCATCAGTTGCGGCAGCGTAACAGCTTGCTATATTTGCAAGTGTACCGTCTGTGAAATTACACTGATAAATATTTTTCCTAATAAGTCTAAGACTATCAGAATGTATAAGAGCTATTGCCGGTGTACTGACTTCAGTATATTCAGTTGTCGGAATAAGGTTAACTTTCAGACTCATTTGTAAGCCTTTCTTTTAATTTGCTTTTGTTACGTTCCTGTATTTTATCGAGCTTCTTTATTATTAGGTCTGCATCCTCGCAAGTTAACAGAGTGTACAATTTGCGAAGCTTGCTATTTTTTATTTCCCAAGGAGAAAGTTTTTCACGGTATTTGGGAAAAGTTTCAAGGATAAATGAAAAAGTAGCCGGCGCTGCCCACTTGAAAATATATTTCGCTATCTTAAGTATTGCCGCTTTCTGACGTGGGGTCATCATTTTTTCAGTGCCAATTATTTTATCAATTACTTCCTGATTTTTATAAATTTTCTGCATTATGCGGCCAAACTCTTTTAACAGCAACTCAGCTTCTTTATCTGTTAATAATTTTACTGAGTTACCTTCAACACCGCGTTCTTTAAGTATTCCTGCAACGTTTTCCCGCAATGCAGTATCATCTCCGGTTATACCCCGGGAATAGGTATGTAACCGGGCATTTATGTAATGGCGGTATGTCTTAAATCCTTTATACATTAGCTTCAATCTGTCTAATGTTTTTAACGTCTTCAGTAACGTCAATATTTAGCTTCTTAGCTAATTTAAGCATCCCGGTACGTTCATTAAGAAGCTGGTCAACAAGAATGCGGTTCTTCTTAATCTGCACTTTAAGTTCTTTCATTTTTTTTGCTTCTTTGCTGGCTTTTATCAGATTATTTATTTTTTTTATTTCATCTTTTGCCAGGCGTTCTGAGTCTATTATCTGTGAAATCTGCATTTGAGAGGAACGGATTTCAGTTAGGATAATATCTCTGTCACTTTTGTTCTTGATTGTTTTAACTGTTGGATAAATTAAAACGTCTGATAGAGCTTCATTAGTTGCCATAGTTAACTCCTTATTTTTATAATTGAACATTTATTTAAGCTTCGTCTTCAAAGGTTAATGAGCTTTCTTCTTCAGTTTCTGCATCCTGTGTAAAAGTAAGCTCTGAATATATTTCCTCTCCCTTTTGAATTTTGTCTTGTGCAATTTTAATTTTTTCAACAGGCAGTTCCTGTTTAATAATGTTAACGGTTTCTTTAATCATATCTTTGCGGACATTGACTATATTGCCGGAATTGTTAATTGTATTTGTTACGTCTTTATCTACCATTGCAAAAGCAAGCTCACGTACTGCTTTCTCACATTCCTTGTTATAATTTGCAACCATTAACTGTTTGGAAGGGCTTAGAGCAATGTTATACATTGTTGTTAAGTAACTGCCTTTTTCGTGTATTTCCCCGGTATAACGGTTTAGGATTTCATCTTTGCAATAAACATCAATTTCTTTCAGGTCATTTGGGTTCCACATAATTATATATCTGCGGTTGTTATACACAACCCCTAAAGCCGTTGCAGGAATAAAGGTATGTAATACGCCTTTGTGCTTGAAGGAAATCTTGTTTACAAATAAAACATCCTTTTCGTGCGCATATGCATATCTCAATTGACGGTCTGAAATTCGGTCTATATTATAATTTGTCATATACCGGTCATAATAATCACCTATGGAAATTGTCTGCGCCTGGCCGTCTGTTACCCTCTGGCGCGGGCGGGTGCGGTACATCCCATTTATGTATGAGGAAAGGCGCTTTGTATATTCTTCAAATAAAATTGTGGTTTGCTCAGGACTCATTGAAAGGCCGGTGTGCCTGCCTTCAGTATTATGCTTACTGCCCACAAAGTTTGCAAGTTCAACATCGTGTTCCGTTTTGATGTACTGAAAACAGCGTTCAATTGTGGCCTTATCCGTTGGAGTATATGGACGGCCGAGAATAAGTTCTATTTCCAAACGCCGGCAGAACTCTTTAACTTCTTCACTGGCGCCAATTCCGTTATCTACAATTATACCGGTGTTGGGCGCGCCTGATTTGCGCAGCGCAGCCATTAAAGAAGTAATTACATCGTCAGCCGTAAGCGAACCTGATTTTATTACATAGCTTAAAACTTCCTGCGTTTTAGCTTCAATCCAGAACCAACTGTTTACTTGCAGGGTTTCAAACTTTCCAAGCTTTTCATTCCATACCAGGGCCCCGGCTATATCCTTTTTATGGTCATCACCAAAGATGTAGTCCATAAATTTAATAGAAGAAGTAAAAGCGCCGGTTGTATATGCCCGCTGATTTTTCCACAGGTTATAATGGTTTAAGTATTTATGCTTTTCAGCTAACCCGCGTTCAAAAAACTCTGTCCTTAAAGCTCTGTAAAGAGTAGCTTTCGGAACGGCCGCAACTTCCCAATAGTCTTCATCTGTTTTGGCATACATTAGTACTTCGTCACAAACCAAATTGATATTGTGAATTGCCTTGGTAATGTATATATGAGCTGCCAAAGGGAGAATTTTATTTTCAAGCGTATCTTTAAGGATATTGTTTTTATAGCAGTGCTTATCATTGCGGGTCTTACGTTGAAAGGCTTCTTTACCCTTGTTTATTTTCCGGTAAACAGACTTTGCGGAATAGCCGGTTATCTTAACTCCGCGTGAAGCCCAGCGTTCAATTTCCTTTTGGATTAGCTCAATTGCATCTGCCCTGGCAGATTCATTATTTTGGGCCTTTGCAATAAGTGTATTAAGCTCTTTCTTAATGTTGCTTATTAGGGCTTTCAACTGCCGCGGATCTGCAAGGATTGAAGTGAAGTTTTCCGGCTGTACAATAAAGGTTCTGCCGTTAATATTAACCGTTGGAATGTTGTTCTTTTGGAAATTCCTGTAAGCAGTTGCTCTGCTTATATTATTGCTTAATACATATTCATCAAGTGATAGCATTTTATTGCTCCATATCAAGGTCAAGTTCAAGCTGTCCGATTACTGTTTTATCGGCCACTTTTTTAGCATAAGCGCTTTTGGTCATTACTTCCATAAGCGCATCCGATGCCTTTTGATAGTTGAGTGAATTAGGAGTATTAAGGAATTCTTTAAGCAGCCTTACTGCGTTAATTGTTACCTGCTGATATTCGTCAACAAGTTCAATTTCTTCAGCTTTATTTCTGCAAAGTCTTGGTATCTTTATCAGAACAAAACCGCTTAAATTTGCCAGGTGTTTTAAGACTGAAAAATCTTTAGTGGAATTCATCAAAGGAAGCAGATAATCTACCGGAAATTTTACTCCTGATTCGTCCAGCGGTAAGCCTGCACGGTATAGATAGTTTGAGCTGATTCCGGTTTCATCTGCAATCTGTGCAACCGATTTCTTGTTTCTGTGAATGGTTGTATAAAGCAAGGTTTTAAGAGTGCTGTTTTTCATAGTTAAAATTTGCCTTAAAAATTTTAATGGATTAATTGGGGTTTGATGTTTATATTGCGGGTGTACATAAAATCCTTTTAGGCTACGTTCTTAATTTTATTGATTTCCATAGCAATAAGCTTAAGATACTTTTTGCTTTTCTTTTGGCCGCTTAGGATTAAATTTACATACGCCTGGCTTATGCCGAGCCGGCGTGCAATTTCTGACTGATTGATCATTTTTTTATCAATCTTTTTTAATGTGTTTTCCATAGACACGTTTTTTTTGTTAAAAAATGGTAATAATTTCATAACTCAAATATATCATATATGGAATATGTTGTCAAGTAAAATATTCCATTTATGAAATATTTTTTTCAAGGGCTATCATTGACTTTTGGAGAAAAGTTAAAATATTTTGCAAATACTAAATTTGGAGGTGTATCTAAATTAGCTGAGGCTTTAGGTATGTCACAGCCAAATTTATCGAGATATATAAATGGCCCAGTAGAACCCGGTAGAGCTTTCTTTAAGAAGCTAAAAGAAGTTGGATGTAGTATTGATTGGTTACTATCTGAAGAAGATTCTGCGCAAGATTCAAGTCCGCCGGTTATCAATAACAAGCAGGCCGAAATTGACCGGCTTGAGGAGGAAAATAGACTTTTGCGTGGTAAGCTTAGCCAGATTACAATCCTCACTCAAGCCGTAGAAATCAGTAAAAAGGGCCGGCGAAAAAAGGATTAA